AAAGCGAGGCCGTTGTGGAAGACACAACAAACGCCGTAGCCGTTGCGCCTGAGGTTGAAGCCCCTGCGGTGGAAGCTTCGCGCCCAACAGTTACAGCACCAATTTATGCCAAGCCACGTTTAGAGTTCACTAAGGCTAAATACCTAGAGAACACCCTACGTGCAAAGTTCCTTGGCGATGAAGATGCAGCGATGTATGTTCGCGCTGCCGATAACGAAACAACAACTGCACCTGGCATGGTTCCAACCCGTCAGCTAACAGAGATTATTAACCCACTATCAAATGCAGACCGCCCAATGATTGATTCAATCAGCCGTGGAACTCTGCCTGATGCGGGTCTTGTATTTCAGATTCCTAAAGTAACTGCTGTGCCAACAGTAGATCAGATTGATGAGAATCAAGCAATTGCTGATTCACAACTAACTGCATCCTTTATTAACGTTGATGTTAAGCCATTTAAAGGCCGCGCTATTACAACTGTTGAGCTAATTGATCGTTCAAGCCCAGCATTCTTTGATGAACTTGTTCGCCAAATGGAGTTTGCATACGCAAAGGAAACTGATTACTACGTAACATCCGAAGTTGCAAACGATGGCGTTCTAAACGCAACTGCAACATCTGAGGACAAGACAGGTCTTTTGACTTACATCGCAAACGCAGCAGGCGCAATCTACAAGGGAACACTTGGCTTTGCTCGCAACATTGTGGTTTCACCAGAGCAATGGGCAAAGATTATGTCCTATGAAGATGGTGGCAGACCAATTTACATTGCATCAAATCCACAGAACAATGGTGGAGTTCTTTCACCAGATTCTGTTTCAGGAACTGTTGCAGGATTAACCTTGCGTGTCAACCGCCAAATTAGCGGAACTGGCGCAACAGGTCTTGGCGATTACTCAATGGTAGTTGTCAACCCAGATTCATATCAATGGTTTGAATCACCACGCTTCCAGCTTCGCACAAACGTAAACAGCGATGGCACAATTGACTTGCTGTATTACGGATATGGCGCACTAGCGACAAAGGTTGGCGCTGGAGCAAACTGGTTCAACAAGTCCTGATCTAACTAATAGGTCGTAGAGTTACCCCGGCGCACAGCCCTTGCGCCGGGGCTAACATTAGAAAGGAAAGACAATGCCTGCAACATACGTAACTGAAGCTGAACTGCGTAGCGCACTTGGCATTGGTGCTTTATACAGCTCAGCAGTAGTGGAAGAATGCTGCCAAGCTGCTGAAAATATAGTCAAGGATAAACTGTGGTTTAACGACCAATCAGTTACCGCTTTAGAAGGATTTGGCACTTACGGCAAGATATTTCTTGCCAGCACAGCAGACCAATTCTATGTTGGTCAAGTTGTAACAGTAGAGAACGTGCGCCAGCATTTTAATGGCAATAGAACACTAACTGCTGTCAATGGTCATTCACTAACTTTTAATTTAGGTCAACCTGTTACAGAGCCTTACCACCAAGTAGTTCCTTATGGTCGCGTTTATGCATCTACTAACATTGATTACGAAACTTTACCTGAAGTCAACTTAGCATCACTTATGATTGCTGTTGACATTTGGCAGGCTCGCCAAGCTTCTAACGCTGGCGGCATCTCACCAGACTTTCAACCTTCGCCGTATCGCATGGGCAATACCTTAATGGCACGTGTTCGCGGTTTACTTGCGGATCACTTAGCACCGGGCGGTCAAGTAGGATAATGTCAGCAATCTCTACCCTACGAGGAACAATCGCGGCTGCGCTAACTGACAATACGGCGTGGCAGGTGTTTTCCTTCCCACCTGCCACACCGCTTGCTAATAGCATTGTGGTGCAGCCTGGCGATCCATATATTGAGCCAAGCAACGATCATTACAAAGCAATTAAGCCTAAGGTTAACTTCAAGCTCATAGTGCTAACCCCTATGTTTGATAACCAAGGCAACCTAATTAACATTGAAGATTATTACCTAAATATAGTAAACAAGCTGGAAGCATCATCAATTGCATACTCAATTGGAACTTTCAGCGCCCCGGCGGTCTTAACCGGAACAGCAGGAGATCTGCTATCCGGTGAAGTATCAATCAGCGTTCTATCCGATTGGAGCTAAAACATGGCTGATGTAGACAAAGAACGCGAGGCTTTCCTTGCCAAAATTGGCCAAGTAGAGCTAAGCGAAAAAGCACCAAAACCAACAACTAAGAAAGATGAGGAATAGTCAATGGCTGTTTTTCTTAATAACAAAGTTGGTCTAAAGATTAACGCTGTTGATCTGAGCGACCACGTAACAAGCGTTACACTTAATCAGGCAGCAGATGAGCTTGAAGTTACCGCTATGGGCGATACAGCTCACAAGTTTGTTAAAGGCTTGGAATCTGGAACGCTTACTGTTTCATTCTTAAATGACACAGCAGCAGCAAACGTAATGGCAACCCTTCGCGCAGCTTTTGGAACAACTGTTGCAGTTAAAATGCTTCAGGAGAAACTAACTGCTGTCGGTGCAACCAATCCGCTTTACACCTTTGATATTTTGGTCAATAACCTGACCCCGATCAATGGTGGCGTTGGCGATCTTGGAACACAGGACATCACCTTTACGCTAAACTCGGTTGTAACGATAGCCGACACCGGCACGTTCTAATTTAACAAAGGGGCAAAAATGGCAAGTCTTAAAGTTGTAAGGGCAGATGGCACGGAAAGTATCCACGAGATAACACCTGCTGTTGAATATGCTTTTGAGCAATACGCTAAGAAAGGCTTTTACAAGGCTTTCAGAGAAGATCAAAAGCAGAGCGATATTTATTGGCTTGCATGGGAGTGTTTGCGTAGAGCAGATGCACCAGACGTATTTCCATTTGGGGATAAGTTTCTTGGAACTTTAAAGGCTGTTGAAGTTCTTGGTGATGATTCCCCAAATGGCTAACGCGTGATTCCTATACGTACAGAGTAGCCCAGCTAGCTGTACATACAGGGATTGCGCCTAGTGAGTTTATCAATATGGATAGCAGTATGTTAAGAGCTATACAAGAAGTGCTAAAGAAACAGGCGGAAGATAGGAATCATGCCAGTAGAGGTAGAAGGTCTAGAAGGGTTTAGAAAAGCCCTGAAAGAATTAGCACCTAATATAGCCAAGGAAATGAACAATCAAATTAAGGCTCAATTAAGCCCTATTGTTCAAGATGCTAGGGCTAAAGTGCCTGCGTTTGTTTTTGGCCCACCAAACAATTGGTCAAACAATCCTGGTAGCGGTTTTCCAGAATATAACCCATCGCTCATTAGAGCTGGGCTTGTTTATTCTATGGCTGGTCAAAAGAAAACCAAGGGTGGCTTTAAGTCTATGATTAGCCTACTAAACAAAAACGCTGCCGGCGCAATCATTGAAACAGCAGGCAGAACTAACCCTTATGGCAGACCTACAAGCCACATAGTATCTATTGGTAGATATGGTCGCACTATGCGTATCAAAACCACGAAAGATAGTCAGAGCAATAATCCAGATGCAGGTAACATGATGATCAACAGGCTGGATGCTCACGTTGGAGAATTGCAGAATTACAAAGCAAGCAACCCAAAAACCCGTGGTCGTTTACTTTATGCAGCTTATGCAGAAAACCAAGGCAAAGCGGTTGCCGCTATTATGAATGCAATTAACAAAGCAAGAGAAGATTTTAACAGGCAATCTGTGCTTTATGATTACAAGAAGGTGGCTTAATGAGTACTAACATTGTTGTTCGCATCATTGGCGAACTTAAAGATGCTGGATTTATTAAAGCTGAGAAACGATCATCTGCCTTAGAAAAGAAGTTTGATAAATTAGGAAAGACGGCTAAGCGCACATTTTTGGCTATTGCTGGTATCGGTGCGCTGAAAAAATCAATCACCGCGTTTGCTGCTGAAGATAAAGCTGTTAGGCAGTTAACAGTATCCTTGAACAATTTAGGTTTAGCCTACAACGTTCCAGCCTTAGAAGCGTTTATCAAACAAACAGAATTAGCCACAGGTGTTTCTGGCGAACAATTACGCCCGGCCATACGTGATCTTGTAGCAACTACCTTAGATGCCGAGCAGGCAACGCAATTACTAAACACAGCACTTGATTTAGCAGCAGGCACAGGCGCAAGTTTGGATGCAACTGTCAACGCATTAACAAGAGCCTTCAACGGCAACTTTGCTTCATTAGGCAAAATCCAAACGAGATACACATCTGCTGAACTTGAAGCTATGGGATTTGCTGAAGCAATAGCAACCCTTAATGGTGAGTTTAAAGGCACATCTGCTGCTGCTGCCGATTCGTATCAAGGCAAAATAGACAGGTTAGGCACAGCCCTAGATGATGCCGCCAAGATTATTGGTGAAGATGTTTTACAGGCTTTAGAGAAGTTAGCAGATGGCGATTTTGATAAAGTGTTATCTGGTATTGCCAATGCTGCCAATTTCTTAGGATCAGCATTTAATTCATTAGCATTTAGTTTGGCTTATACCCGTGAGTTTTTAGGCACAGGATTTAGAATTGATGCTGGTGAACAAGCTAAATTAGATGCTATAAAGAATCAGTTTTTCCCAACACCTGGATTTGGTGGAACTAGAACAAACCCTGCCTTGCTGCGTGATTATGCTAAACAATTAGAATTACAAAAGAAGATTGTTAAAGAGCGCGACAAAGCCGTTAAATTATCTGAGAAAGATAAAAAGAACCAGGCTGCACTTGCTAGAGCAAAGGCTGTATTTGACTTAGAAAAGATACAGATAGAGGCTGCATTACAGGGCAAGATTACTGAAGAAGAACGCACACGTTTGTTGCTTATGAAGGCTATTTTAGAAGAAGATGCTGATAAGGCAGAAAAACTATCTGCAAGGCTAGAAACGATACAAAAGCAAACTTTAGAACTAGCAGAATCTTTAACTACGCTTGAAGCAAACGATCCGTTTGCCAAGTGGGGCGATTACTTTGATGCCGCTAAAAAGAACATCAAAGATTTGTTTGACACCTTAGCCAAACAACAAATAGCTTTAAATGAACTAACAAGTGGTATTACAGCAGGGCGAGCAAAAGCGAATCAAAATGTTCTGGATGCTAAAACTGACAAAGCGGCAGCCTACGCGGTAGCTGCTGGTCAAACAAGAGAAGAAGCTGAACGCGCTACTAGAGAAGCAGCCGAGGCAGCAGCAGCCGCGGCAAAAGCTTTAGCTGAAGCAAAAACTGCTGAAGAAAGAGCGGCAGCCGAAGAAGGAGCGCGAGCAGCAGCCGAGGCTGCAAGAGCGGCAGAATTACTAACAGAAACAATAGCAGTAGCAGATTATGCAACAGCGTTAGCAGAGGAAGCATTGGCTAATGAGTATTTAGGTCAATCTATGGATGCAGCATTTAGAGCTGGCATTATTCCTAACGTTGAAATAAACGTTACTGTTGAAGGTAACGTTACAAGTGCTGAGGATTTGGCTGAGGTCATTACAGACATTCAATACAATTACCAAAAAACAGGCAAAGGACTTATTTTGCAAAGTAGGGCAATTTAATGCCAGCACCAACGCTGCGTGTCTTTGTTGACTTTGATAGCGACACCGCTTTTGAAATTAACCCACTAATCTTAGATAGCGCAACTGAAGGCATATTAGGCACAAACACGCTTGGCTCAGGCACGTTGCCAATTGAGATTACAGATCTAGTTACCAAAGTTTCTATCAGGCGTGGGCGCAATCGTTTAACATCCCAGTTTGAGGCTGGCACGGCTAACGTAACGCTTTATGATCAAACAGGTGATTGGAATCCGACTAATCCTGCCAGTATCTATTATCCAAACCTTGTTCCGCTTAGACAGATAATTATCTACGCAACTTACAACAGCCAAGACTATTTCCTATTCTCAGGCTTTATTAACACATACGACACAGGTTTTAGACAAGGCAACGATGAATTAAGCACAGTAACCTTGCGCTGCGTAGATGGCTTTAAGTTGCTTGCAGGTTCAGGCATAACAACTGTTACAGGCTCAGGGGTGCAAACTTCAGGGGCTAGAGTAAATGCCATCTTAGATGAAATTGAATGGCCTTTAAGCTTGCGTAACGTAGACACAGGCGATTCAACCCTTCAGGCAGACCCAGGCACAGACAGGGATGCCCTTCAGGCGCTCTTTAACGTGGAACAGAGCGAGTTTGGCGGTATCTTCCTAGATGCCAATGGCAAGGTTGATTTTGTAAGCCGTAATGCCCTTATAGCCACGCCAGCGTTCCCGGTCTATGAGTTTAGCGATCAAGGCACGGACATTTCATACACTAATGCCGTAGTTGCCTTTGATGATACAAACTTGATAAATGATGTAACCATCACACGTTTGGGTGGCACAGCTCAGAATGCCTTTGACCAAGATTCCATTGATAAGTATTTCTTGCATTCAGGTCAACGCTCAGGCATATTGGTGCAGACCAATGCTGAAGCTTTAGATCAAGCTGAAGGCATCCTAGCCACACGCAAAGACCCTGAGATACGCATAGATAGCATTCAACTTAACCTTTACGATGATGCTAATCCCAATAAGCCATTGGCAGGGGTAGACATAGAATTGCTTGATGGAGTAACAGTTACTAAGACCACCCCAGGCTCTACCAGCGTTGTTCAATCAAGCCTGGTAAATGCTATCCATCACGATATTACCAAGTCATCCTGGATGACTACCCTATACACAACCGAACCACTATTAGCAGGCTTTGTCCTAGATTCCGATGTATCGGGTATACTAGGTGAAGACGTGCTGAGCTACTAAGGAGAATAAATGGCAGGCGCAGGATATAAGCTCTTTAACACAGGCGATGTGTTAACGGCAGCTCAGGTAAATACTTATTTAAATGAACAAACAGTTATGGTGTTTGCCAGCTCTACTGCTCGCACTACTGCATTAAGCGGCGTGTTGGCTGAAGGAATGATGTCTTATCTGCAAGATACCAATGCGGTTGAAGTTTACAATGGATCGTCATGGGTCAATGTTGGTAATGCTGGCGATCTTACTGAAATTGTTGCAGGCACAGGCATCACAGTTACATCTGGAACTGGGCCAATCCCAACTGTCGCATTGACTACACCTGTTGCAGCAACGAATGGTGGAACGGCACAAAGCACCTACACAACAGGTGATTTGCTTTACGCTTCAGGCACAAACACATTAGCAAAAAGAGCAATTGGTTCAACTGGTGATGTTTTAACAGTTTCAGGCGGTGTGCCAACATGGGCTGCGCCTGCTGGTGGTGGCGGTAAAGTTTTGCAAGTAGTAACTGCAACAACGACAACATTTACATCAAACGCGACAACAACTTATTCAGATACAACCTTAACAGCGACTATAACTCCTACATTAAACACAAGCACAATTTTGGTTTTGGTAAATCAGAATGGAATTGCAACAGAAGATGGTAATGCTTCAAGTGGTGTTGGTTTGAAATTACTGCGCGGCGCTACTGACATTTCATTGATAGCGACTAGAGCAACAATTAACTTCACAACAACTGGCCAATTTGGCACAACCTTATCAACAGCATACAAAGATTCACCTGCTACAACCTCAGCAACTACTTACAAAACTCAATTTAAGAATAATGTTGCGGCAAATGCTGCTTATGTTCAGATAGATGATGTGATGAGCACAATTACTTTATTAGAGATAGGCGCATAATATGGCAAAGTGTTATCAAGTTTTATCAATGTTAATTCCAAATGGCGGTTATGTCCAAGTGGGCGAAGATTATGAAGGCATCCAATTTTTAGAATGTGAGCCAATAACCAAAGCAGAGTATGAGGCAGGTTTTGCTCAGTATGATGCTTGGAAGGCTCAGCAAGATGCGGCAAAGGCAGCCGCTAAGACAGCCTTACTTGATCGGCTCGGCATTACTGCCGATGAAGCCAAGTTGCTTCTTTCTTAGCACAATCTATAAAGATAATGCCTAAACTGTGCAAAGCTGGTCAGCAATTACGCGAGCAGATAGATGATGCGTTCCCCGATAGAAGTAGAACTTCACCAGAGGGGTGGCTCGGTGATCAACGTCATGCAGCGCGTAAGTCCGATCACAATCCAACTGCTGAAGGCATTGTTCGTGCCATTGACATTAACGCTAATTTGCAAACCAACCCAGCCGAAGCATTTGATTTGGCGGATCAGTTACGGCTACTTGCCAGAACTGATAAAAGAATCAGCTACATTATCTTCAACAGCAAAATTGCAAGTTGGAAGAAAAACTACAAGTGGAGAAAATACACAGGCATAAATCCACATAAGACACATATACATGTTAGCTTTACTGCTAAGGGCGATACAGATGGCAGTATGTTTCAAATCCCTATATTGACAGGAGAGCCCTTAAATGGAGCAAGCAAAGGCAGTAGGAGCAAGCTGGGCAAGAAGCTTTTTAGCAGCAGGAATAGCAACTTACTTGGCAGTAGGTTGGGATGCACCTGCGATTGTAAATGCAGCTCTAGTAGCAAGCCTTCCAGTTATCCTTCGTTGGTTAAACCCTAACGATACGGCGTTTGGTCGGCGTTGAGCCCGGCTGAATGGGCAGGCTTTGTAGCTGCCATCCTTTCTTGCTGTGCGCTTATTGTCGGTGGGCTTAGATACATTATCCGACATGAAGTGCCTTCAATACTTGAAGCATCAAACATCGTGTCGCGCATAGATAAACTTGAATCAATGGTTCTAGAATTGCTTACTCATGAGCGCAAGAAGAATATCAAAAAGCGAACAAGCCGCTAAACGCAAGCGCAAAGAAGCGGCTGCGCGCAAGGCATCAACAGACATTCTGCGACCCATTGATATTTGGGCTGCATCAATTGTTGAATGCTATGAGGCATTAGTTCGCGCTGGATATGGTGAAGATAGGGCGCGCTGGTACATTGAAGAACAGTTGCGTTTACCCGATTGGGTAATACAGAATCCTAATCATTCTCCATATGAAGATGAAGATGAGGATGAAGATTAAGCGAATTGTAGTTATCTCAGATCTACAAGTCCCATTCCACGATAAGAAAGCTGTTAGAAATGTTGCCCAGTTCATCAGAAAGTACAAGCCTGATGACGTTCTATGTGTGGGCGATGAGATTGACTTCCAAACAATTAGCCGATGGTCAACCGGTAGGGATGAGTGGTCGGGAAGCATTGGTAGAGATCGTGATGAAACTGTCCGAGTTCTCGCCGAGCTTCAAGTACGACATCTCAGCCGAAGCAATCACGGGGCAAGACTTTACAACTCACTAAGTAAGCGCCTGCCTGGGCTTATTGGTCTGCCTGAATTGACCATTGAGAAGTTTCTACACCTGGATGATTTAGGCATCACATACCACAGCAAGCCATATCAGTTCCATGATGGATGGGTAATGGTTCATGGCGATGAGCAGGCTATCAAGCCACAAGGGGGTTTAACGGCCCTAGAATCGGCTAAGAGGCATGGTTTATCGGTGGTTTGTGGTCATACCCACAGACAGGGTATATCAAGCTTTACAACGGCATCTGGGGGCGTTTTAAGGGGTGTTCTTACAGGCTTTGAGGTTGGGCATTTGATGGATGAGAGCCAAGCCTATTACACGCGTGGGACATTTAACTGGCAAAAAGGATTTGGAATCATCTATATAGACAGAAAGCGTGTTCAGCCAGTAGCCATACCAATAGAAAAAGATGGCAGCTTCTTGGTTGAAGGCAAGCGGTATGGTTGAGGATATATTTCCTATCTATAGAACTATTGATGACCATATGGATAACTTTGATGGCGTGTCGCTGATTGACAAATAGCATATAGACCCTTCAAAATAGGATTTGAAATCCTATTTGAAAGGGGTTTAGGGCATGAGAAACGCAAAATGCGCTTCGGTTGATAGTCATAGGTGGGGTTACTGTTTACAAAACTGCCTAAATTGCGGTAGTGAAGATAAAATTACTGTTAATTGGTGTGAAACCGACACACAGTATGTTTGTTATGTTTGCCAAAAAAAGAAGGCATCATGATTCGCTACGATCGTAAGTCGGGTGCGTATACCGATGGCAAGCACTTTGTGCGAGCTTCATTTATACGCGATTACGCAAAGAAAAAACTAGGCATGAGCCAAGAGCGCGGCAGAATTAGCCGTGAAGTTTTGGCTGCTTATTTTCTTGATGTGCATGGGGTGAGCGATGATGTTGAATGATATTCGTTTAGTTGAGTTAGCTCTCTACTGCTTTTTATTTGTATTAGGTGCATACACAATCGGTGTATTCATTAAGGAAAAAGGATATAAGGAAGGCTGGGCAGATGGTTACAGACGGGGCAAAGCAGTTGCGAGCGAAAGATATATTGACTAATGCAAACGACACGATCATTAACAGAGGGTCAACGCATGGTCATTACGACCACACAATGCTACGAACAGCAAAGCTGTGGGAAGCATACTTTGAAAGACCAATTGAGCCGATGGACATTGCAATCTGTATGGCATTGGTCAAGCTCGCAAGAATTATGGAAACTAAATCAAATAACGATTCTTGGGTGGATGCCGTTGCCTACTTCGCAATCGCCGGAGAACTCGCGGTCAAGGATTGGGATGATCTTAATGCTTTCTAGATCACCTAAGGGGACTTGGTGTGATTACTGTAAGAACAGACATGGCACTAGCAATTTACGTGGACAAACGCAAGCTGTGTGGCAAGTTACTAGTAAACGATATGGCAAGTTAATTGTCAGGCATTACTGTCAATCTTGTGCTAATGAAGTGCAGGCTTGGCCTGATGGCACAACCTGGACTTTGAAAGAACAAATTGACTATGCAAAAGGAGAAACCCTAGATGTTTAATTTAGATAACTATGAAGATGTAGATACGAGGATACACAAATTTTATGAAACCTTTGAAGACGGCTCAATACTCACAGAACTCATCACAAACGATGAAGAAAAAGGCATTGTTATATTTAAGGCAGTTGCTTATCGCACCCACGTTGATACTGCTCCTTCCTCTGTGGGTTATGCGCGCGGCGCTCGCAAGGATAGGGGTGTGGATCGCGATTTTTGGTTTGAGAATTGCGAAACTAGCGCAATTGGAAGATGCCTGGCTAATCTCGGACTTAGTGCTAAAGGAAAGCGAGCAAGCAGCCTTGAAATGGCTAAGGTTAATCAAGCTCAATCAGACACTCCAATACGTGTTCGCACAGAAAGTCATAAACAATTTCTTCAAACAACAAATCCAAATGCTGAAATAGTGTGGGATACCACTATTGAGCCACCTGAGGATGTAGACCCGGCATTTGACAATGCCCTTGATCTACTAAAAGAAAAGGTTGGCGCTCATCCGCTACCAATGTGTAAGCACGGCGCACGTTTGCTAAAAGAGGGAACAGGTGCTAAGGGCGCATACAGGGGTTGGACTTGCAGCTTGCCAATGAAGCGTAAAGCTGAACAATGCAAAGCAATATGGATGATGTTAAGCAAGGATGGAACGTGGTCATTTAGACCTGAAGATGAAGAATTGTTAGTGGGGTGATGAGATGTTAGTGCTAGATAAATCACTTGACGTGTGCGACAATTGCAACGAGCCAATTACGGCTGGGTCTGCAAAACCTTGCAAGTGCCACACATGCCAAGTAAGGACTAACTAAGTGAGTAATCAAAGTCGCAAGCATAGAGGCTATGCAACTCAGCGCATTGTAGCAGAATACTTGCAAGAGCAAGGGTGGAAACATGCGCTACCTGTTGGGGCAGGTAGAGATGGCTCGGACATTACGGGAATTGATGGCCTGGACATTGAAATCAAAGCTCGGACTAACCTGGACTTGTCTGGGCTAATGCGCCAACTTCATGATCGCAAGGAAAACAAAGGGATGGGCGTAGGTGTTTTACGCCTAAATGGTCAGGGTGAGAAATCCGTTGAGCAATATGTCGCTGTTCTCACCTTGGCTGACTTAGTATATTTATTGCAGGCAAGTGGCTACTGAACCTTATCTAATACATCGTTGCAAAGGATGTGGACTATGGATATATGGAAAAAGGGAAAGGTGTGAGGCATGCTCATTTATGACTTCTTCTCAGGCACAGGATCAGCAACAAGAGCTTTTGAAAGACGTGGACACACAGTAATTAAGGTTGAGTTAGATGATTACTTTGAAGCTCACGAAAGGGACATACTAACGCTTGATGCTGAGTATTTAATTACTCAGTATGGTCAACCTGATTTCATATGGGCAAGTCCACCATGTCAAAAGTTTAGTGTTGCTTCTTTGTGGAAATACTGGGCAAAAGGCAATCCCTATCCTATTCCTAAGCATCCTTCAGTATATGAAGCAATTGATTTGATGAAACACACACTAAAACTAATTGGAGATTGTGCGCCTAAATGGGGCTGGATATTGGAAAACCCCAGAGGAATGTTACGTAAGCAAGATTTCATTCAAGAGTATCCGAGAAGAACTGTAACTTATTGCCAGTATGGTGATACACGCATGAAACCTACTGATTTGTGGGGAATTACACCTGGATGGAACGCAAGGCCAATTTGCAGGCCTGGAGCTAATTGCCATGAATCAAGCCCAGCAGGAACCAATGCCGGTGGTACAGGTAAATTAAGAAATGCTAAATTGCGTTCTATGATTCCATATGATTTAGGTCTCACTATATGCTTAGCATTAGAGCAACATGCATAAACATAACAAATATGTTCTTGACAAGGCCAGTATGCTAGGCATGCCAGCAAGCCTGAAAGGCAGCTTGCACGGCAAGCCAGCATTCGCCAGAGCTATGTTTATTGCTGGATTAGCAATTGCACTACTGCCGGCGCAAACAATACAAACAAACGCTGCTGAAAAGCGCAGCTACCACGTTATGAATATAAAGTTATATGCCTACAACAAAATGGAATGGAAACAGTTTGAATGCTATAACTGGCTTATACATCATGAGAGTAGATGGAACTATAAAGCTAAAAATGGTAGTCATTACGGATTAGGTCAGATGCGATCTAAATGGTATGGCACACTAAGTCCATATAAGCAAGTAGATGCACACGTTAAGTATCTTGCTCATCGCTATGATGGGTGCGCCTGTAGAGCATACCAACATTGGAAGGATAAGGGATGGCATTAGGTAAGTGCATAGAATGTAAACAAGATACAGATGAAACAGAACTGATAGTGCACAAAGGTGATTTAAGTAGTATGTGCATTGATTGTTATGACAGGTTAGACAAATGGCGTTAAAGCCATACAGAGCTACTTCCCATTGGAAGAAGATAAGGTTAAAGGTGCTCAATCGTGATGCATGGACTTGTAACTATTGTGGGGAATCTGCTAATGAAGTTGATCACGTATATCCCAAGTCCAAGGGCGGTGAAGATACGTTGGATAATCTGGTGGCTGCGTGTAGAAGGTGCAACATCAAAAAAAAGGATGCCATTTTTTTAGGCTCAGCGTCTAC